TCTTAATTTTATCAGCATCTTTAACATTAAACCTGTAGCGTTTTTCACCAACTTTATATTCAAAACCTTTGAATTGTTGATTAAAAACCTTACTAGTTTCGTTTTTAAATATTGACGCTTGATGATCTTGAACTTTCTGACTCTCATCTTGTTCATCGTTGTATCTATTGAAGAAGTCAACAGCTTTTTGTTGATCAGGTGTTAACTTAACACCGGCTTTGATTTCTTTATAGTATTTAGACTTTAAGCCGTCTAGGTGGCTTTTGGCATTTGCAACTTGCTCCTTTAACGCCAGTTTTTTTCTACGAATATCTCTTTCATCATCTGACTCTTCATCAAATGAGAATTGATCTTCCATTAAGAAACTAATTTCATCATCATTAAGATGTGGTTTAGTTTGCTTGTAGTATTCTTTTAGTAGTTGGTTTTGATCATAACTTGCATAGTCTTGATTTAACCTAACATATTCTTCTAGGGTTCCACCAGTTTCATTCATAAAGTCTACGACTTTTTGTATGTTTTCTGGTAACGGTTCAGCTGTATCTTGTGATTCTTGAACAGCTTGTTCAACCTCATCCTTTAGCTCCTCTGTTTTAGTTTCAACTATTTCTTCTTTCTCTTCGTCTGTTATTTCTTCAAGAACAGGTGTATCCTCTACCTCTGTTTTTTCAACAGGAGTAACTTCTTCCTTTATTTCCTGAACAACAACTTCTTCTTTAGGTTCTTCCTTTACAGTTAAATCTACTTTAGGTATTTCTTCTTTTTCAACCTTTTCAACCGGTTTAGTCATATCGACCTTTATAGGTTCATTAGGTTTTTTTTCAAATCTTTTTACTTTTGGTTTTATTTTCATATCACCACCTTCAGTAATAGTAGGTTCCTCTTTTTTTGGAGCCGACTCTACTGCTTTTACTGATTGAACTTCTTCAATCACTTTTTCATCTTTTTTTGACATAATATAATATTATAAAATTAAACAAATTATCTAGGATCAAAAGCACTCATATCAATGCCTCCACCTAGTATATCATTACCTGAAGACTCAAACTTTTTAGCTTGATTTTGAGATTTTCTTCGCTCGTCCCCTTGTAATTTTACTCTTTGATCTTTACGATCTTCTTTTAAAGTTTCTTTTTTATCAGTTAATGCATCTTGCTTTTGTTGCATTTGCATATTTAACTGAAACTCATAAGCCATTAATTCTTTCTTTAACTGCATTTCTTGTTGCAGCTTTTGAGTAGCTATTTGTGCTTTAACTTGCTCTAACTGAGTTTGCATTTGAGTTATAGCTTGTTGTTTTTGAACCTCAGCCTGAGAAGCCATTTGCTGCGCTTCACCATTAGCTTTGGCTTGAGCCTCTATATTTCTTTGTTGTAGTTCTTGATCTCTTTCTTGTTTCTTTTTTCTACGTATTTTTAATAACTGATTAGCTAACTTAACGTTTTTAATCATTCTAAGATCAATAGCATCTTCTAACTCTATACTTTGTTGAGTTAACGCCATTTGTATATTGTTTTCTAGTAGTTGCTTTTCTTCTTCATCAGGTTCTAGCTCTAAAAATATACCAAAGTCATATAAATGTAATTCAGACATTTCTTCAAGCGTAGCAACATTATGAGCACCTATAGACTGTATAAAAGCATCTCTTGTTGGTGAATACTCTATAATATCAGATATTCTTAAAGATAATGCCTCACAAACTTCAGCTGATAAAAATAAACCAGCTTTAAGTATATGTCTTGTTGCCGTGTTACTATTAGCTGCCGCTATTTTTTGTATTCCAACTAAAGCCTTCGCGTCTGGTGTGCTAGCATCCCTTGCCTCATTTAATCCGGTCACATCTCTTATCATCTGCAGATAATAATTGTACGTCTGTATTAAACTTTGTAGCTTGCCACCGCCGTTACCACTCTGTATTTCTTGAATAGGCACCTTTCCTGGGTTTGGATCTCCATCCATAGTTAAGGATCTACCGATTATACTACCAGTCTGGAAGAACATGTTTAATGCTTCTTGCGGGTTGTAGTTCGTGCCGTTACCAAGGTCTATTTCTGCAAGGCCATCAGCATCCATAAATATGCCGTCAGGTACCATTCGCGAAAGGACTTGTTGGAGTTTTAAGTGTGTCAATTGAATCATATCAGCAAAACCAGTTATACGGCCTACTAAAGATTCTATTTTACCCTTATACATTCTTGGAGCAACTATATTGTAGTTCATTTTAACTTTAGTATAATCACTCTTAGATCTCATCATGTTTTTAGCTAACTCCCATTTAAGTAACTTATCAGTACCTAATATAAGAGCTCCTTCATATAAGACCTCTATTTGTTTTTCTAACTTACCAAATCTAGCTTCTAATTCAGCATCAATGATAGGGTTGAAAGAATCGTCTTTTACAATAACCTTACTACCACCTGTTGCTGTATCTTTTACTTTGTAAACTTCTTTTGAATAAGTTTTATAATTAAAATACAATATTTGTATTTGATTTTTATCTATTTCATCATGCTCGTGATGAGCATTGTAATAACCAGCTTTTCTCATGCTTTGACCACTTATTTCTTCTAGGTCTTGCTGTGTAAGCTCTGGAAACTGTTTTGCTAGTTCGTTTATAGGTATTACTTTTACTTCACCTACGTAATATATATCATCAAAATAAGGATCGCTAGTGTAAGACCAAACTAAATTAGCAGGATCTACATAATCTATTGTAACACCTTGTGATGTATTAAAGCCTGTTTTAACAGCACCAATACCTAAAACAGCTAAGTCGTAGTAAAATCTTTTCTTTATTAAATCATATTTATTACCAGTTAATAAAGTATTTATAGCTTGTTCTTCTGCTATTTCTACAGCTTGCTTGTAGTTAAGCTGCATGTGTAGTTCCAGCTCTTCTTTGTTTTCAGGTATTTCGTTTACGGGAGTTTGTAATATACTTTGACCATAAAACTGTTGTACCTGTTTATCAAACTCAACATTTTGCATGTCTATTAATAAACTCTCCATATACCTAGTTCTCTTGTCTACGCCATAAGGATCTTGAGAGTAAGCCTTAATATCATATATTCTTTCGGCAATACCATTAACAACAATATCTACAAACTTAGGTATTATAGGTACTGGCTTCCAGTCTAAATTTAAATAAGACATATCACCGTTTATAGATAATTCATCTTTATATTTTTGCACAGACTGCTCTCCTCTAGCATACATCCTAAGTTTATGGAAGCTATCTTGGTTGTTAGCAAACCTATAAGTCACGCCATCTCTAACAAACCATTCACTCTCAATAGCTTTTGCTACTTTTAATCCATATTCTTGGCTCACTTTTTCTATATCAGGAGCGACTTGACTTGGAAAATATTGTTTCGTTATTGATTCAGCCATATTATTGTTTTATTAACTTAGACAAAGTACCTTTGTTTTCGTACCTTGAAATTTTTAAATTTAGTTTCTTTTTATGTTTTGCAGCGTTAGGAGTATATAAATGTCTATTACAACCCATTATAGCTAAGCCACTACTAATAGCAGCATCAAATTTTGTTCTATTATTTATATCAAACTTAGACCAGTCTTGTAATGTTTCTGTAAAATACATATTACCTCTGTCTCTAACATGATCTTGTATGTACATTTCTATAGCCGCAGCGTGAGCTTGTTTTATATCTTCACTTGAATTTGGTATACCACCTATTTCTTTTTCTGCAACAGATAATTTATTCCATGTTTTGTCAGGCCTATTCATACTAAAACCTCTATATCCACGCCTTCTCATATAGTACAATAGACGAGGTTTATTATTCTCTGCTAGTATAGGCATCCCGTAGAATATTAAAGCCATTAGAACGTCCTCAAAGAATATATCAGCTGTCTGTGGTCTAGCTATATACTCTAAAAAAAACTGATTAGGAGGACAATCCTCCATACTAAACTTTGTTAAACCGTGTAAAGCACCTTTAGATCCTTTACCATCTACTGTTCCTGATATATCATAACTGTCACAGCCAAAAGCACCCAGGTGTTCATTACCTGGATATTTAATACCATTTTTAATTATTACATTATTTTGTAATTGTTGCTTAGGTACCCATGAAACTTTAAATCTACCCTTAACATCTGGATAAAACATTACCTTTGTGTCTTTAACTCCGTTTATCCACTGAAAGTTACCAGTTGAAATGTAATCAGAGGCAAACTCTTCGTTGTAATCTATTTGCTCGTATATTTTAGCTAGGTTAAATATACTATTTTTTGTTTCATCTCTGAAAGCATGTTCTTCTGAACGAGGAAACTGTCTATAAAATTCATTTAAAGCATCTCCATCGTTTTTTAAACCATCTGCTTCGTTTTGCCAATGACTTATAACACCTATGTCTATAAAATCTCCGTGAGGACCTTCAATCTCTGTTTCTGGCGT